GCGAGTCACTAAGCCGGCCATAAGTGATTGTTCTTCTGCTGTGAATCTTGCCTGAGCGATTATATTCGCAAACAGGTCGTCTAAAGTTGTAGTTGTTGATGCAGCCATCGTTTAAGCCTCTCTGTTAATTTGCTTGTTTCGCTTTCTTCATGGCTCCGTAGGCTTCTTTGCCGCCAGTTGTCCATGTTTTAAGCATGTCGTCCACCGTTTGAGGCTTCGATGTCGTGCCACCAGCATTCCCTTGCGAACCAGCTCCACCGCTGCTAGCTCTTACAAAATGAGGGTTAGCTGTCAAAAATTCTTGCACTAACTCATCAACAGTTAAAAGTTCGCCTTTGTCATTGTATCTAGGCGTGTCTGTACCTTCGCCCATGACTTCAGCAACTCTATCGTCTGAAAGTCTAACCTTGTTTTTAAGCAAGGCAGTCACTTGGTCAGGCGATACAGCATTGTGTTTGGTAGCCGCCGACATTAAAGCTGAGTCCACTTTGAATGTGTAAACCTCTGACTCTAGGTTAGCAATTACCGCATCTTTCTTTTCAACTGTACTTTTCATAATAGCGTCAAATTCGCCACGCTCTTGCTGTCTTTTTAGATCGGCATCTTGCTTCGCCTTCAGCAGTTCTTTGGCTTCTTCTAGGTTTACTCCGTCAAGAGACTTTTCGTGTTTTCGCTTTTCTCGGCTAACCCGATCAGCTACTATCTTGTCCAGCTCTTCCTGAGTAAACGTTTTCGCTACTTGTACTTCTTCCTCGATTTGTCTTTCGGTTTGAGTTTCCGCTTTTTCTTGTACTTCCGTGTCTTCATCGCTCACGTTGCGAACCTCTAAAAAGAGTAATTGCCCGATTTTCTCATATTTATTCTAAATTAGTCAACAACAGGTCTGATAGTATGTGTGCAGTTGTAACCACCCCTGTCACTAAAAGGGTTGGATCCAGACTTTCCTGACCATGAGCGTGACCATATTGTTTCCAAATCTTCTTTTGTATATTCCTTGTCTGGAGTCTCTAGCATCTTCTTACAAAACTCTCTTGAGTTTTCTTTTCTGCTTCCAGTATAAACCCATCTTGTTGCACCTAACTCAATTCCAGTTTGTGTGCTTAAAGATTGGTGTGTATTCATAATGCTATCTTGAACCATCTGCGTAGCATAACGGCGCATATTGTTTCCCACTTTGTCAGCAGCATAAACTCTGGCCAGCTTTTCTTTTGCGTCTTCTGCCCCTAAGCCTCCAGCTTCGACTATTTTAACAAGCCGTTTTATTTCTTTTTTGTCTGACGCTATATAGACACCGTTTATCGAATGTCTCAATCGCTCTATCATTTCAGCTCTGGACTGCCCAGCAATAGTGTAGCTATACATTAGATCCGCTAGTGTTTCTAGTTGCTGGCTAGCTATAGACTCAAAGCCTCTAAATGAAAGACGCTGCAAAGCGACTACTGTTTGAGGGTTCAAACCAGTAAACGCTTCATATTGAGAAAACAGTGCTGCTGTAGGGCCAGCCACCTCTTGTGCATATTCCTCGACAAGAGACTGCACTTCTGTCAGGTAGGTGTCTTGTATTATTACTCTTAAATCTTCCCTAGCCTTCACAGACCAAGCTAAATCGAAAAGCTCATCATCGCTAACTGGAGCCGACATAGCATACGCAGCTATTTTGCGCTCTAACTCATGCAACGAATCAATTAGTCTACGCTGGTGCTGTTCCGACAGCCTCAGAAGTATATCTATTGTTGCGTCTGACATTTAAGGTGTTATTTCTTGCTCAGGCTGCTCTGAGAACTGGCCAAGCACTACACTCCCGCTGTCTATTTCATCGTGAGCTTTTTGCAGTTCTTCATCATCTAATACAAGGTCGGCAATCTGTCCATCCACAGCTTTTTGCAACGTAGCAGACTTAACCCCGCTTGCTTTAACCTGTTGCAAGAATTGAAGCTCTTGCGGGTAGTCTCTCAAATCAAATGAGTCTGGGTAAGACACTTCAACATCTGATGTGGTGTCTTGCCATGCTGCGAATATACTCCAAAGCTGCTCTTCTACTAACTCAAGGATGTCTGCCTTTTCAGATAACTTAGCGTTTAATAACTGAAATTCCGTCTGCATTGCAACGCCTGACATTGTTATCTCTTTTGCTCCCCTCACAGCACCCATGTGAGCCATGCGGTTGATAGCGTTCACTTTGTCAGTAATTGAGTTCCTTATAGCATCTAGATTAGCCCCTGATGGCTGCATCTGATACGGCCTCAAACTTGGCTCTATGTCTTCCGGCATATTAATTATCGAACCAGCTCCCGCAGTTGCATCCGTGTCATGGGTTTTTACTAGAGTAGGATGGTTAGATATTCTAATTAGCTGCTCTATTTCTGAAAGCTCTGAATAGATGGCTTTTTGCATATAGGCAATATCGGATAAATCAGAAAGCCCAATACCTCGAACAACTGAACGAGCCGCTGGTAAGTATGTTGCTGGTATAAGCCCAAGCGGGTTTTCAGCCTCGTCTAACTTCTCCGCTGTATCTCCGTCGTATCGGTAATATTCAATTAAGTCCTTACTCCAGCATCGGAAATACTCGACCGTCGTGGTGTCATCTATTCTCTCAACCGACTCCCTCACTTTGAGGTAAGACAGTCTAAATCTTCCGCTTTCGTGTCTTTGCCATTTCCAATCAAATACGTTTTCTGGTGTGAAAAGAGTAATGTATGGTCTAATCTCTTGCTCTAGCTCTTCTGCCCTAGTCCCCGCTGTAGATTTGGGCTTGTCCATCATTAACCAGACATGTCCGTAGACACTAGACCAAATTTGAGCTTCACGCATGAACGAATTAAACCCCTGTCCATCTAGGTCGGCATCATCCATAAATGACTCTAGTGCTGGATTCCCAGCTAATGAGTTGAAGTTTCTAATCGGCGGGATACGCCACAGAAAGCTAGAATATATGTGGATTATGTTCTTGCAGTGGTTATCTAATGGTGTGAGCTTAATTCGTCTCGTGTAATCGTCTTTGTGTTCATTCGTGTATGCGGTTAGATAGGATCCGTCTTGGTAATCTTCTCCACCCATGTAGCTACGCAAAAAGAACTCCCAGCGATACTTATTGGCTTGATAGTCTGGGTGTTCATATTCAAGTTTTGTGTCCATATCTTATGTCCATCTTGTAGGCTCTTGAGCCTCAAATTGTTTTCTAATGGGAAAGAGATAATCGACAAGGTAGCCCAGAGCATCATTCATGTGGTCGTGTCCTCCGTCCTTATCGGGTTGGCTCGTCCCTTCCTTGTATGTCTGTCGTTCTAGCGATGCAATGGTTTTCTTGCATTGGCTGCCAACAAACAGGCTACGCTCTCCCTTGGAAGAGCATAACTTAGAATTCACCGCGTTGATTCTATCCCTGACTGCTGTGTGCTTGGTTTTTACTCTTACATCAAATCCAGCATTTTGCAGAATGGATAAATCAGTACGCCCCGCAGCAGACGTGCGCCTTTGGCGACTCGCTGGGTCTGGATAAACTATAACATGCTTTTTTGGATAGCGTGTTTTAATTTCATCCACCATTTCATCTGTGCTTGAGCCAAAAATAACTATCTCATCTAATATTGTTAGCGTTCTGCCATCTCTAACTGCTACCGTTGCGCTCATCGGGTCTATGTTGAAATCCATTCCTATATGGATAGTGTCAGGCAACTCTCCATTTATCTTTTTAACTGATTCAGCTCTATCAAAAGAATAATATATAATTCCGGCGTAATTAACAAAGCGAGCCTGATACTCTTGCATAAAGGTTCTTTCATCAAGGTCTGCCTGTGCCTGTGTTATTTCATCTTCTGGAACATTGCCGCCATCTAAGGTTGTATATTGAAATGAACTCCACCCCTCGTCTTTGTCTATTCCTTTGCAATGCAAATCATAGAAGTGGTTTCTGCCCTTTGGTGTTCCGATAAATAACGCCTTGCCTTCTCTGTCCGATAGGCTGGGTCTAATTACCTCAAACCATGCCTCTTTTCTCATATCGGCTAATTCGTCTAATACACAGAAGTCTAATGCCCGACCTCTTAGGTTATCAGGCTTCTCAGCTCCTTTCAGTGAGATAGTGGATCCGTTAATAAGGTTAATAGTCAACAGAGTCTCATTTGTCTTAGCTATATAGCCTCTAGGAGTGACGTTTAAAAGCATCTCCCATGCTATCTCCTTGGCCGCCTTATATGTGGGAGCTAGATACCAGACGTTCCTATCCGGTGCAGATAACGCTTCTTTTAATATCTCTACCGTTGACAGATACGTCTTGCCAAACCTTCGCCCTGCTACAACTACCCGAAACCTGCTCTCATCAAGAAAGATGCTACTTTGAGGCTTGGTCAGGTTCATCTTTTTGTACGTTTATCACCATTGCAGGAATATCTTGAGTCATTAAGCCTAAGCTGTCTGATTGTCCTAGCCAGTTCTTTCCTAACCAGATGAGCATAGCCACATTGCCTTCCATAGCTTTCTGATACTGCTTTCTTCTTAATGATGCCTTGCCTGACACCTGTTTTGTCTTGAAATACTCCGCAAAACCCATGTCATACTCTTCCTCACATCTGCGCTGCAAAGTATCATAAGAAATGCCTAGCACCCCAGCTATTTCTTCACCTGTGCATTGTATTGCACACATCTGGTTTACTTGTTCCCAGTTAATGTTTATTTTTGGTCTAGCCATTTTGGGCTTGAATCCTTAAATTTTTTGGAGCGCACAGGTCGGAGTCGAACCGCCCAGACCAGACTGGTCATCTGGTTCCTGCCCTTTTGTGCGCTTAGGGTATGGTTTTGCCAATAACAATACTTTGTTTTTAATTTCAGAATCAAGCGGCATCAAATAACAATGCTTTCCTTTCGTATAATGTATTGTGGCATTAGGGTCTAAATGTTTTCGAACTTCGTCAATATTTTGTTTGACGTTTTTACTATGCACTGACTTAGGATGTGTTTTTTTTCCGTTAATTATAAATGCCCCCATGCTGCCCGCATTTTTTAAACCTGTATATATCCAGTTAGTTGCTTGATAGATGCTGCCATTATGGCCTTGGTCTTTATCTGCATAACTAACAACCAATTTCAACTTAGGATTGCTTTTTTTTAAAAATTTAAGTGCTATAGCTAAAATTTTAGATACTGGATAAATGTGTTCACGCAATGCTATTCTTACTAGCTCACATCCCTCATCTGCTTTTAAAGCATACGGTCTTAGCATGTTGTTGTTTGCTCCTCTACCGAAAACCACGACGCCAATAAATTTATCATTTTCCCAAGCACCTACTTTTACCAATTTTCCAACTGGAATAACTTTGCTATAGTGCCAGTTTACGCAAGCAAACTTAGCCGCCTCGTGACTTGCCCAATCAACTTTTAAGCTAGGCTTAGCCATCTACTGTTCTCAAATCAAATTCATCACCACACTTTGGACACACTATCCACTTAGGGTCTAACTCATCCAACTTGCCTTGTTCTTCTTCTGTAGCTGGATTAAAAAAAGGGTCATTTATTATAGTTTTTAGCTCATCCTCCCCAAACCCAAGCAAATCAACATTAAAATCAAGCTCATGCAGAGTCTCTATATCTGCTCTTAACTTATCTAAATCCCATTCTGCTGTCAGGGCTATCTGATTGTCAGCTATAACGTAGGCTTTCTTTTGTGCTTCTGTGAGGTTTTTTAATACGATAACAGGGACAGTTGAAAGTTAAAGTATCTCTGCTGCTTGTAATCTACCATGACCAGCAATAACGCCATTGTCTTCGTCTATTAGAATCGGGTTAGTAAATCCAAACTCTTTAATGCTTGAAGCAATTTGTTTTACTTGCTGCTCTGAATGTGTCCTTGAGTTGTTTATGTAAGGGATTAGCTCTGCTGTGGTTTTTTCTTCAACCTTGTGCGAATACTTCCTCTCCATACCTTTCAAACACCCTATGATATCTGTTAATAGTAGAAAAATGCCAGTATCCTAATTTTTTGGATATCTGTTTGTAACTACAACCCTGTCGATGCCAGCTATCAATCTTTCTGATAACTGAACGCCGACAGTTATTAATGTATACCTCAGTCACAGCTAGGGCTTATATTCTTGTAATCAGGCCAAGCCTTAGAACAGACCATGCTTATGTAATTCTCATGCTCTGCTGACTCAATTTTATAATCTTCTTGACCAATTAGCCCAGAGACTATAATGACTATGCAAAATATTATAACAAAAC